CAGCATATAGAGTGCTTAAAAACTGCCACCCATCTAGATCTTTAATGTCTTTGTCAGTAGGATTAGGTACACCAAATTGTGATTCTTTAAAATACTTAATTCCTTCATCTATAGTAAATTTATAAAATTTATCCATGTTTTTACCCTTTCTAAGTATGTTTATTTATCTTAAGTAAGTATAGCAAAACCCCCACAAGGTGAGGGTCTTTTTTTATACTATTTTATCCTATCACATACAACTCACAAGGAGTATCTGCCATTCGCAGATGCAACATCATTGTATACCCATTATCAAGGAACTCCTTACCTATTGGATTTTTACATTTAGTTAAATCATGCAAAGTAAACACCAACTTATCATGCTCAAACCCATACCCCTTTGGGTTGTCTGGAGTTATTTCTGGCTTGTCATGAAATTCATACTCAAGCGTTGCAGTAAACTTTTCCTTTTTGGTTAGCAACTCATAGAAATAATCACAAAGATCATCTGGTATAGTAGCATCTTCTTCGGTATTATAGCTTAATGGAGTTTTGTGTTTTACATGGTTTTCTACTATTTGGTCTATAAAACCATACACCATTAACTCACTTTTTAAATTTGGGTTATTAGGATCTTCCCGCACCATTTGTGTAGGAGTTTTACCTTTACAATATTTAAGATAGTTTACGAGCCAGCCCTCCCACGATTCTAGTTTATTTATGTATTTTTTCATTATATTTTTACCCCTTTCTAGGACATTGTTTAACTTATAAATAGTATAGCAACCCCCCCAAAACGGGAGGGTCTTTTATTATACTATTTTATCAGCTACTTTTTGTTGTCTAAACTTTACTTACTACATACATGAGCGGACCAAAATTATAATTAGCCTCGCAAATAGTATATACAAAGCGGATACCCTGATCTAGTAACTGCTTTGCTGTTTTATCATTTTTAATTGTTTGCAAATCAGTTTTGCTACCAATTGACCACATTGCCCCATTATAAAAATTGAGTTCAAAATAAAAACTAGAATAATGCCTATGCTGGAGCCAACGCTTATTTTTGGTTTTAATATACGAATCTGATACACAAGGCAAGTAATCCAACCATTCTAAAGTATTTTCTGGTAAGCGTGTAATGTTAGGATCTCCTGGTGTGCCACCATCAAACCCACATTCTACCTCATACACAAACAAATCCACAGTTTTTTCTAGCCCATAAGCTATGTTAACCTCGCTTTGCATTAATTTGTATAAAAGTCCAACCTGCATTTGATCACTATGCCATAAGTTAACCATTTCTGGATCTTCTTCCCCAGACATTGTTGTTGTAAGAGATTCTGGGCATTCATAGTCCCCCCACCCTCTAAATTTGTACCACTTATTGATTTGTAAGTTTATCATTATATTTTTACCCCTTTCTAGGATATTGTTTAACTTAATTAATTATAGCAAAAACAGTAGGTTACGACGCTCTTTTTTAATCTTTTTTAATAAAATAAATGAAGCGAGAAAGACTACTAAACTCCCTCGCTTCGGGGCATCTTTGTGGAAGAATGATAAACCCCCACAAAGTATTTTTTTACTCTATTATCAGTAACACACAACAAAGCAGTAGAGCCACTATTGCTATCACTAATAAATAAAGCAAAGCTGGATCTGGTATAGGTTGTCCTGCATAATAACCAAGACCATACGCAAAAGCCATAACTCCTAAACACATAGCGAGTAATACTTTACAAATTGTTTCCATACTTTTTAAAATAATCATTTTAAAACCCCCTTTCTAAGAGTTTTTATTATTTCATTACAAGTAGTATAGCGCATTGTTTTTCAAACAGTTTATTTTTTTATCTTAAGAGGTTCTTTTTTAATCGTAGAAGTCGCTATGGCCTCTATGGTTATGTTTTTATCTGTGATCGCTGCTAAAGCAGGAAACTCTTTTTGTAAATTTTCAATCTCTAACATAACCTGCTCTCTACTCATTTGATCAATTTTTCCATGTAAGATCTCTTTCCGATCTATGTAGATCCCAGCAGCTTGACCTCTAGATTTTTCAGCTGCGACTGCTGCTGCGAAATTGCCTGAAGTTATCGCAGAGTCACGTATTTCTGCAAGTTTTTTTACATGTCCTTCAAAGGATACTTCATATTTTCTAGATATTTCCCCTTTTAATTCTTTGATTCTTTCAATAACATGGGGGTATCGCACACCATTTAACAATTGAGATGCTATGGCATGGGCAGAATCTTTAGAATAACCTGCTTTGATCGCAGCTTCCGTTTGTGTGATATCTTCACAAACATAAATCTTAGCAAATTCCTCTTGTTTTGGGGTTATCTTTTTTTCTGTGCGAGGATTTCCTACTACTTCTAATTTTTCTTTGTGAGTTTTTTTAGCTAAAGCCATTTTTTATCTCCTATGAATGATACTTTGTATAATAGGGTCAAAAAGATATTTTGTTAAATAAAAAATTTTTCTAATTTAACTGTGCGGACGGACATAATGATCTAAATATATCGGACTAATTCATTGTTTTTGTCCTACACTCCGCAGATATAGGTGTATAGTCAGATATCGTATATCGGAGAATCATAAAATTTGTTTTTTAAACTATTTCTATTTCCCCCTATTATACAAAGTTGCCCGATATATTCCAGAATCCAAGTTCCAAGTTCCAAATAAAGCACTCTTTTTCCCAACTTTATTATTTGCCTTGACCCCTATATTTTTTATATTGTCTACGTTTATGTTTATTTAGTGGCCTTGATCTATTGCTATTCCCGATGCTTGTCTTTTTTGGATAGCTATCAATGTTATTGGATCGTGTAGGTTTCGCCATTATGTTTCCTTAATGTATGCTTAATTTATTTCTGTGGTTTCTTAACAGTTCTATCAGTTTGATTTCCCACAGCATCTTAAACTCTTTGTCTTTGGCTTTTCTTTTGGCTCTAATAAGGGCTTTGATACGCTTATTTAATAGCCAGTCTACTTTTTTATCTACTTCTAGTATCATTGTTTACCCCTCAACGTTCATAAAAATAGTTATTTACGATTAAGCTAATGATTTCCCTTTTTTTATAGACCACATTAAATTTTTGAGCCAAAGTGTTACAAAGAGAAAGAATCGCTTTTTCAGCACTTTTGTTGAGACACATAACTTTAGTTTTTATACAATCCGAGTTTTGATTCATGGAGGATATTCGGTTGTAAAACTTGTCTGGTTTAATAAAAAAGTACCAATCTAAATCTTTATCAGGTATAGCACAAAGTGTAACGATTGTATCTTGAAAAGTGAATCGTTTATGGTGATCAAGAGATAATATTTCTCGTATGTCTGCCATATCTTTATGCAAATCTTTACTTATTACAACTACTTTAGTCATTTAAACTACTTAACCCCTTTTGAGCAACGGTAGGATATTTGTGTTTGATACTATGCAAATATAATTTTGTAAGGTTGTTAGAGATATCTTGCAGTTCAAGGATAAGGTCAAGCACTTTTTGTTGTTTTTGTTTAAGCTCAGCATTTATTTTTAAAATTTTGATTTCAAAATCTATTTCTTGCTTTTTTGTTTCCTCTACTACAGATTTAACTCTGTCATTCCAGTTAGCTTTTTCATCTATTATAACTTTCAACATTGGTTTTTCCTTTTATTTAATTATTACTATAGTAAGTATAGCTTAAGATAAATTAGCACGACGCTCCTATTTGCTCTTAATTACTCAGAATCCATGGTAGAAGGGCAAAAGTCAAGAAACTATGGGTTACTTACCTACCTTAAAGGGTGCTTGAGGCAATCGAGCGAGCATTTATGGGTTCAGTTTTTGGTTGTGGAGCATTAATAGTGTGCAAAACCATTGCTCATACCTCTATTTTCCTGTTCATACAATAAAAGAAATCTGTTTGGTTGAGGGCTTTCCCTTGTACTTTCCATCCGTTACGCAACAACTCGTTGATCACACTTATGTATAAAGTTTCTTTTTGTTTTACTCTCGCTTCGCTCGCTTCTCCATCTTCCCATAATATTTCGTGAGCTAAAAGAGTA